CACTTGCCGAACTGCAGGCCCTACCGAGGATCGATGGCGCCTCCAACGTGAGCGGCGTTTACTTTCTCTGGAATGGCGACCGGTTGGCATACGTCGGTCAATCCAGAAATGTCGCCAAGCGCGTGAGTGGTCACATCAAAGATCCGCCCACTGCATTCAGTGTCGCGACATTCCTCAGGGTAGAGAGCCCGTGGCACCTTGCCTTCGAGCAGCTTTACATTGAGCAGTACCTGCCTTCGTGGAAGGCTTCAGTGCTCCTAGGCGAAACGGCATGATGCGCAGGTATTACGGCCTGACCGAGCCGTATGAGCGAAAACCGCGTGCGCCGAGACGGCGACCGCCGAAGCCTGAGCCTTCGATTGTCGCCCGCCATGGTTCCCTGCTCATCCTTGAAGTCCGAGACGCGCGCGGGAGGAAGGCGCTACGCTACGTCCATGATTGAAATCGAGACCGTGGAGCAGCTGCGCAACGCCGGATACTCCGTGAGCGTCGCCTGCACGAAGTGCAAGTACAACGGACCGATGCTCGACCTGGAGAAGTACATCCGCCAGGGCCGCGGCGGCATGCGGCCGATCGAGCTCGGGTTACGCCACGAGGCCTGCAAGACGCCCCTGCAGCTGACGATCCACGCTGCGAAGGGCTACGGGAAGTAGGGGCGCGAGTCTCTCTCCGGTTTAGTAGGGAGGCTGGGGGAGACTCGCGCCTTGGTCACTGCTGCTGGTTCTTCGTGTTGATGAACCCGCGCGCGACCGTAAGCAGGCTCAGCGCTCCGCCGATGTAGGGCAGCCACGTCGGCGGGACGGTGCTCGGGTCGATACCCGAGATCATGCTGGTGGCAAGGCCGATGGCTCCGAGCCACTTCGTGCCGTGCTTGCCGAGAGTTGCGGTGGTTGCTGCGTCGCTCATTTATTTGACCCCGTTGTGTTGAATCGAAAAGTGGTTTCCATCTGCGCGGGTGACGAAATCGCCGCCCCAACAGCATCCGGCATCGAGTCCCTTCCAGAAGTCCCCCAGCGGCTTGTAGGCCGCCGAGTCCGTGACGTAGATGCCTTCCTTGAAGAGATTCAGATCGATTGCCAGGCGCTGCGTGTGCAGGCTGTCCGCGATGCCTGATCCTGCTGCGGCGTTGGCTTTCGCCTGCTCGGGCGAACGGTAGGCATCTCCGAATGTGAGCTCGTAGCCCGATGCGTAAGCGAACCGGATCAGCTCGCCGACCAGCCTCACGAACAACCTTTGCTTCTCCCCAAGTGTCATTCGTCATCCCTCGGTATCGGAGGAAGGTCGATGTTCATCTGCCGTGCGATCAGGGCGATACACAAGAGCGCGTACTGCACATGCTGCGCATGGGCGTGCTTGGCCTTCCGCAGCTGGCGGATCTCATGGAGCAGCCCGGCGTAAAGGATCGCCAGTACGCCGAGCAGGGCCTGACTGATGAACTCCGCGCCCACTTAGCAAAGCGCGTCCTGCGCTTCCTCGATGCGCCGGAGAACGAATCGGAACTCGAACACGGTCCAGTTCGCGGGGTCCTTCGCAAGGATATCCACGAGCCGTGCGCGCTTGTTCTGGTCGCAGTGATCGAGAACCACGGAGCTATTCGCCAGATCTCGGATCTGGAGCCTGATCACTATGTGTCCGCCACCGGCCATATGAGTTTCCTCTAAAAAATAATATTATTCGGGCCATGAACAAGGTGAATAAAACCTACTTGATAGGTAGGCGTTTTGAACTGCTTACCGTTGTGAGTTGGGCCGAACGACGTGGTTCTCAAAGCCTCTGGAATTGCCGCTGCGATTGCGGGCAGATGACCGTTGTCTACTACTGCGCGCTGATCAGCGGGAACACCAAAAGCTGCGGTTGCCTTCGTGGCGAGCATCACGGTGAAAGCTACGGCGAGAATCGAAATCGCAGGGTCAGTCGAGAGTACAAGGCGTGGTCGCATGCAAAGGCTCGTTGCTACAACCCGCGCGATGCGAAGTACAAGCACTATGGCGGCCGCGGAATCCGTATGTGCGATGAGTGGCGTGACAGCTTTCTTGCCTTCCTGAAGTACATGGGAAGGCGCCCGCCCAAAACGTCTCTGGACCGGATCAATGTTCATGGCGACTATGAGCCCGGGAATTGTCGTTGGGCGACGGCGAAGCAGCAGTCGAATAATCAGCAGAGGCATTCTCCTCCCTCACGGCTTTCTGAAGCCCGTATGCCTGAATCAGCTCGTGGTCGACACGGGCCTGAGTCTTCAGGTCCGCGAAGTCGTGCTGAATGAAGAAATCGAGGTCGTACCGCTTGAGGTCGTTCACCATCGCGGCGTACCGGTACATGAGCCCTGCGCCGATGAGCGCACAGATACACACTGCCAGCAGCACGTTCGTGAACCATCCCTTCGTGCGCTCGCCCGTGATGGTTGCCTGCGCGACATTCGAGCCACCGTCGGCATGCAGCTCCCAGGCATCTGGCGAGCTCGTCCGGTAACTGTCGGGGATCATCGTCCACCTCCGGGCCGGCTCATGACTTCCAGCATCACCTGGTCGAGGCGTGAGTTCGTCCCCGTGATGCTCGATTGGATTGAGTCCAACTTGCGCTGGTTCTCCATGTGCATGTCCCGCCGACCCTGCTCGATGCGCTCCTCCAGCTCTTTGAGCTCGCGCTTGCGCACTGCCTCTGCATCGAGCTTCTCCACCTTATCGAGATAGCGCTTAGCGAAGAACATGGCTATCGCCGCGAGGGCGGTGGCAAGGCAGGAAATGACGGTGGCGGTGGAGATTGTCCATGGGTCATTCATCACGTCCCCTGCCGTGAATCGTGGTGCAAGCGGTTCCCTCAGCTCGGGCGGCACCGGTGCTCGTGCTAGGATTGCCAAAAAAAGGGACGGAGCGTGCATGGCAAGCATCGAAAGCAGATACCTCGATGGGTCCTACCTGGCGAAGAATCCGGAATGGGATCGCGCTGACGCGGCATGGAAAGCTGGCCATGTGAGCACCATCCTGCAGGCCAACGACCTCTCGCCGCGATCCATCTGTGACATCGGCTGTGGGTCCGGGGATGTACTGGCCCACCTCGGGCGAGACTTCCCGCAGGCCGCACTCACTGGTTTCGATATCTCGCCACAGCTGACGCCTTTCTGGCGAAACCATCCTGGAATCCGTTTCAAATGCATCGACTTCCACGCTTTCAATACCGAGCGTTTTGACGTTCTCACGATGCTCGACGTGTTTGAGCACGTACGTGATCCCTTCACGTTCCTCGAGTCGTCGAGGCCCCATGCCAAACACTTCGTATTTCACATTCCGCTCGACTTGAGCGCGCTTGGCGTGGCACGCAGCGCCCCGCTCATGCATGCCCGGCACAGCGTCGGTCACCTTCACTTCTATACCCGAGAGCTCGCGCTTCAGACCCTCGCCGACTGTGGCTATTCGGTGGTGGATTGGCGATACACGCACGCGGCCGAAACACTGCCGACGCACCAGACTTGGAAGACGCATCTCGCGAACCTTCCCCGGCGCATGCTGCGCGCGGTGAGCGTGGACGTTAGCGCGCGTATCCTGGGCGGTGAGACGCTGATGGTACTTGCGCATTAGCTGATGATCCCGCGAGTCTTCAGCGCGGCGAGAAGCGTTCCGACGACCTCCGCGAGCTGCGCTGTCGTGACGGTCGTGGTGTCATAGGACCTGCGGGCATTGGGATTGGTGATCGTGTAGGCCGGTTCGGAAGCAAAGTTACGGCCGATCTCCCGCGGGATGCCATCGCCGTTCACCCAGTACGTGATGACCTGCCCGCTTGCGGTGAATATCACATCCTGTCCACCGGCATTGCCGAAGGCCGCCGCTTTGAGCGTCACGCTGAAAGCCGCCTGCGTGCTACGTAGAACAAACAGTGAGTTCGGCGTGAGCCCGGAGACGGTCGTGATCGAGGTTGCGCCGGTGATGCCATTGCCGACGGTGATCTCGCCGAGCCCGGTAGCGTTCAGCGTCGCGGTGCCTGTTCCGATGCCGTTGATGCATCCTGGCGTAGTCCCCGAGCTCACGTTGCTCGCGTATCCCTGCAGCGGCATCTTCACGAGGCCGTAGCCGAGTGAGTTCGCGAACGCCAGGGACGGCTTGATATCCGCGTATTCGAGCTTCCCCAAGATCGACCCAGAGACGAAGTTAAGGCCGGTCGACTCGTTGAAATCGTTGTATAGCTGATCGGCGTTATCGGAGATGACGTTGATCTCCGTCAGCGTGTTGCTGTCGGCGTGGATCTTGAATCGGTTGCCGTAGACGCCCGCGCCATTCAAATAGATCGCATCCAGCCGTCCTGTGCCCGATCCGATACGATGGTCGATGAACTTATTGAACTTGCTGCCGCCGGTCAGGTAGATCGAGGCGCTCTGATTCTCCGAATAACAGCCGTAGAACTCAAAGTTGTATGAGTTATTGAGGTAGATGCCTACGGAGTCAGTCGGCGGAGTGCCTCCGGAGATTATCGCACTCGGGATGTTTGACTCGATAAGGCAGCCGAAGAACGAGTTCTTGGTCGCGTTCGAGAGGCTGCCGCCGGTCGTGCCCTGCGAGCGGATGCCGGCCTTGCGGTTGTAGCGCACGTGCAGGCCGAAGAACGCGTTGGCGTTCGTCTGCCCACCATCAATGTAGATGCCGTAGTTGTTGAACTGGCAGAAGGCGGCGATCACCTTGACGCCGATCGCGGCCTGCATCGCGATGCCGACGCTGAATCCCTGAACCGTGACGTTGCGGATGACGTTGTTGTACGCAGGTACCGCATTCGTCGTGGCGTTGCGGTTCATGTTGATGCCGGCGCCCGTCGAGGTCCACGTGGCCGGGCTATACGCCAGTGGGTTCGGTCCGGTGATGGTCAGATCAGTGATCGAATGGCCGCTGTAGTTCTCGTCCTGAACGATCCAGTCGAGGCCGTTGCCGTTGTGCGTGACACTGATGTACGCACCCTGCCCATAGATATGGATTCGCCTGGATGTCTGGGGGAAAGTGACCGTGCTCCCCCAGTTGTAAGTAATGCCGGGACGGAAGTAAACCGAGCCCCCATTCGCATGAGCGTTCGCAACGTTGATGGCCGTCTGGGTGGCGGAGGCCATATCCGTTGTGCCGGGCGTTGTGTTCGTGCCGTAGCGATCGACGTAGCCTTCCGGCCAGAAATAATTGACCGGCGTTACCGAAGCGGCGGTCTCGGCGGCAGTGATCGGATTGAGCAGCCTCCCCAGGAGCGCCTGCGTGAGAAGTGATTCATTGGCGGGGTCCCATGTTTGCAGAACCGCGCCGGCCTGCGTCTTCAGCACGACCCGATAGGTGATCGTCGGGTCGAGGAAGATCGGAATCCACACGCCTGCGGCGTTCGCCGAGAGTGGATTGGCCGTCGGAGTCGATAGCGTCGAGTCGCTATAGGCATTCGTCGGCGTATTGGTGCCAGTCAGGTAGAAGGTGAGCGTTGCTCCAGAGAGCACATTCGCCGCGGAGTCGAGCGCCTGCTGGCTCGGCTGGGTAAAGATCTGAAACGCGCTCATGTGAACGTGTTCCGCGGAAACATGATCGACCAGCCCTGCGGCAACCCTTTCGTTCCGCTATTGGTGAATCCAGTCGTCGATAGAGGAGACCCCATCGAGAAGGTGATCGTGCTCCCGCCGCTCGCAATGGCAGCGGTGCCGGAAACGAGCGTGCCGTTGTTCGTGAGAATGCAGGGGACTTGCACTGCAGCCGCGGGCACCACTGCAGCAGGAAGCCCCGTCACTGTGAATGATGTTGAGTTGGACGTCCCGGTGACGGCGGCAGCGCTGAATCCCATGTAAAGCGCCGCCCACCGGCCGATGATCTCGTAGATCATGGATCCAGTCGTTGTAGCGCTCATGCCGGTAAGCGTTGCGGTGAAACTGTTCGTATCGGTGGTGGTTGCCCGCTTGCTTGCGATCTGGAAGATCGCTGCACGTGTTATCGATGCAACGTTCGTGCGCGTGCTTTCCGCGTCGTCTAGCAAGTCGATCGAGAGAACTTCTGTATTCGCGCGCAGCGACCACTTCTTACTATCCGTTCCTGCGTCCGTCTCTTCAAAGATCAGTTCGGGCGCGGTTGCCTTCAGGCGGAAAACCTGACTCGTATTCTGGTTGGAAGGAATGTCGTCTTCCTGGTAGATGAGGACATTCGCGCTCGTGGTGAGCTTCACGCGATAGTTCGGCAGCGACCCATCGAGATAGATTTTCCCGAACACCCCGTTCGCGTCAGCAACGACAGGATTCGCATTCGGTACAGTGAGTGCGACGTCGCTATAGGTGTTCTGGAGTGTCGATGTGCCCGTGGCGGAGAACGTGAGTTTCGCGCCAGCGAGCAGGCCGGCGGAACTTGAGAGCGGAACCTGACGCGGCAGTACAAAGAGGGCCGGCATTACTGATCCCTCTCTGCAGCTGGAATGAAGGAAGGCGCCGCTTTTCCGAGCGCGTTCTTGTTGCGCTTGCTACGCAGTGCGTTGGTCGTGGCCGTACTCGCATCGTCCAGAGGTGAGCGCATCGCTGCGCGAGTCTCACGTCCTGCAGAACCCATTTCGTTGAGTTTCACCACGGCCCTGACCGCACCCGCGCCCGTATTGCCCAGTACCGGAATCTTCCCGAGGCTTTTTTCGAGAAACGCCGCGATGTTGCCCATGGTCGATGCGCCTGGATGAACGCGAGGCGGCTCGGTGCGCAGATCCTGCGTAGCCTTCAGGATCTGATTGAGTTGTCGAACCGTACCCTGCCCGAAGATCGCGTCGAGCTTCTGTGGGCCGATTGCATCGAATACCTGTTTCATTTTCGCCGCCGATACGACAGGCGATCCATCCGGAAGAACGGCCGCGCTCTTCGTGGACTCATCCACGATGTGCTGGATGGTCTGCGCGCGGATGTCATTCCACGCTTTGCGGCCAGCCACGCGGGTCGCGGTATCCGGTCCAGTGAGAAGGGATCGCTTGACCTTGTTCAGGTCTTCGATCGATCCGCCAAGGACAGTCTGACGCCACGTGTTCTCGAGCGCGGTTGCCCGATCGGTTCGAGACTTGTTCTCTACGAGGCGCGCGACCGCGGCCTGATCTTCGAACTCCAGCGCCTGCTGCTTCCGCGCAGCGCGCGCAGCCTTGTAGGCGTCGCCACCGGCGCCCTCCGTCGCTTCATCGATTGCGCGGATTACTTTGCCTGCGTAGTAGCCTTCGGTTCCGCCATCCATTGCGCGAGCGACGGCGGCCTGTCGCAGATCTTCCAGTTCCTTCAGCGATGCTTTGTAGCGAAGCCCCTTGGTCGCTGCGCCCGTCTGGTCTGTGACGAAATCCGCTTTCTTAAGCCACGAGTCGACCCAGCCAAGGTGCTGCAGATCCGGGGTCTCCTGGATCAGCTTTGCAAGTGGGCGGGTGGTAACAGTGCCCTGCGTTTCACCCGCCGCTTCCGCCTTCTGATAAAGCCTCCGGACATTTTCCTGTGAGAGCTTCAGCTTGGTTCTAAGCGCCGCATCCTGCACCGAGAGCCCTACCTGCTCTGGTGTCGTGGCAGTCGCAGCTGTGGCTCCTCGGCCACTGACCTTGCCTTTCAGTACGTCGAGGTTTGCGATCAGCGCCGAGCTTTGTGCATCCCGAACAGCCTTCAGTTCGCGGCCTGACTCGGTGGCCGCAAGCGTGCCTTCGTTATTGAGCTGCGCGGTGTCGCGCGTTATCTGGCCTTTGGTGGCCTTGATGGGAACAGGTAGCGATTCCAGTCTGGCTTGCCGCTCGACAGACGCGGGATCGAGTTTGCCGAGGGTGTCTGCATCGCGCGCGATATCCGTGAGGCGCGCCTTGACCGAATCAGACAGAGCATTCCAATCCAGAGAAGTGCGGCTAGCGACATATTCCTGAGCGGCAGCAACATTCGGAGCGACTGCTGGACGAGCATTTGCCGCGGCTACACCCGGCGGCTCGGAAATCGTGGGCTCGATTCGAGCACCACGGGCAGCGACTGATTCTGCCGCAGCCCCGCCACGAATACCACGCACCTTGAACAAGGCTGATGGAGCGAACTGAATCGCAGTATTCACAGTAGCGCCGGCTGCGGGCGAACCCGTGAAATCAGATGTTTTCTGGCCGGCCCAGTCGCCCAATTGCGCGAGCTTCTCAAAGGGATAGCTCACGACACCGGAGACCGCCTTGCCGGCCGTCGTGCGTGGCTCGTAGGTCATAGCGTTCTCGACCTGGCGGATGCGGTCTGCCGCGGGCATTCCAGGCGAGCCCGAAAGGTAGTTCTTGGCGCCCTGAGCTAGCCCTACAAGCCCTGCGACGGGTGTCGCCACCATGCCGCTGAGGATCTGGGCCGCGGGCTCGGCGAGCGCTCCCTGTGTGTTCTTCAGGAAGCTTGCGCCGAGCTCGCCGGACTTACGCAGCCACTCTGGCGGCCCGTCGAGCGTGAAGCCTGCGGGGGGCGGGGGAATTTCCTGACTCGACTGGGGCTGATCGAGTGTGAATCCCGGCGGCGGAGGCGGGACCGCCATTTACTGCGGCCCCCACTGTCCATTTCGGAAATACAGCTTCTGCCCGTTCGGGCCTGTAGCCGTAGGAACGTCGCTTGGCGGGGCCGCGGGCGCTTGCGTGGGCGCTGCCTGCGGTGCGCTCGCACCGAAGTCCACAAGCACATCGCGAGGATCGACACCGGCGCGCGTCGCCTTCTCGGTGAAGTCGCTGCGGATCTTCTCCTGCTTCTGGTACGCGGTTTTGTAGATCTTGTCCGCCGTCGCGATGAATTTGTCGCGTTGATCCGGAGACAGGATTTCGCCCGAAAGGGCTTTGTTGTACTGAGCCGTTACCCATCCAGGGATACCGGCGGTGTTCTGCGCATTGGCGTACTCGCCCTCGCGCACGGCAGAAGTCGGATCGAGCACCTTCATGAAACTGAACACGAGCGCAAGGTCGCTCGACCCGGTCGCATCCTTGCCGATCGATTTCATGCGGTCGTAGTAGTTCTGCTGGTCAGGCCAGCCGGACTTGTTCACAACGCCGGTGTAGTCATCGCGCAGTTTGCCGGTGACGTTCTGCAGTTGAATTGCGTTGGCCTTCCCGCCCTGCGCGAGCTTCTGTCGCTCGATGTCGAGCTGCGCCTGCTGGTACGGAGTGATCTCCGTGTCCTTCGGATTCGTGAAGGCGTTGATGTACTTTCCAGGGTTGTTCGGGTCTGGCGTCGCCAGCGCGCCGCCCGCTGCAACCTCGATAGGCTTCTGAGGAGCGGCGAACTGCGCCACCTGCTGGAGACGACTCTGCAATTCCGTGTCGGGTAGCGCCTGAAGTTCCGCCAGGCCCTGCTGAGGATTTGCGCCCAGAGCTGAGAATGCCGAGCCGTATACCTGACCTGCCTGCTGCAGGAAGCCCTTGCGCTGCGCGGGGTCCTGGATCGTCAGTGCTTTCTGGGCAATGCCAGCGAGTTGGCCCAGTGCCTGCTGCTTATCCATCTGCTGTTGCTGCTGGATACCCGAGAGCGCGGCACCGGTTTGCGCATCTCCTGCTCGCACATACTGCTCGGGCGTTGCACTCGGATTGGCAGCAAGCGCATTCAGGCCCTGTGCACGCTGCACCTGCAAACTGCCAAGAGCATTCACCTGCTGCGCGCGCTGCTGCTCAAGCCCAGCCTGACGGCCAGCGACGTAATCACCGAACAAGTTGAGCGGCTGCACTTCGTTTCGGTAAGGCATCAGCCGACCCTCCGCTGGGTGGGAGAGAAGTAGCCGATACCGCTCGGGTCATATCCGTAGGGGTTCTGGCGCTGCTGCATGTAGTAGCCGAGACCCTGCGAGAGCCCCGAGAGCGCGCCGCCATAGGCGTTGTACTGACCGGCGACACCCGATGCCCGGGCGTCAGCACTATTCTGCAAGGCGTTGCCGACGATCTGACCGGTCGCGATGCCTGCCTGACCACTCTGCCCCGTCGCAACCTGACCAAGCCCGGCAAGCGCCAGTTGACCGTTACGGTAGTCGTTGAAACTGCTCCCCGCGAGATTCTGATTGAACTCTGCGAGTGCTTTGAGTGCGTTGCCCGACCGCGATCCTCCAATCGCAGAGAAGCTATTCAGCGTGTTCTTCGTGCCTTCCTGCTGTCGAAACTGATAGTCGGGGCTCTTGAAGAACGCGCTGTAGTCCGGTGCTGCGAGCGCATTAGCGCCCGCAGGCGCGCCTGTACCGAAGGGTGCGCTGTTGGGTACGCCATCGGATGTGAGGCCGCCACCAGCGTTCCCCGTGTTAGGTAGCGGGGTTTTCTGCAGGCCAGCAAGAAGCGAGTTGTATCGGTTCTGCCAGTCCTGCTGGTTGCCGTCCGGCGCATGCACAGCGCCGTACCATGTGCCGGCGACGTGCTGCAGCTGGTCCTGCGAGAACGTAGATCCGTCCGGCAGCATGATCATGCCGTTGGGCAACTGAACTGCTCCGGACTCGGCAGCGAAGGCTTTCAGGTTTCGCTTTTCATCTCCATGGCCACCGCCAAAGAGATTGCCGAGCAGGCCGCCTGCCGGGTCGAGAAACTTGCCCGCGCTACCGAGCTTGGATGTCACCGTCCATGGGTTGAGAGCTGCGCTCGTGCCCGTGTTGCCGAAGCCGCTCGGTGCGATGTTCGGCGCCTGAAGCGGGGTCGCGCCGTACGTGGCGGAATTCGTCTGATATGGCGAGCCCACCGTCGGCGAGTAGCCGTAGATCGCGCCCAGCGCGTTGACCGCCTGGTTACCGATGTTGATGCGGCCGAGATTGTCGCCTCGGATCGTGTCGAACTGGCGCGCCGCCTCAGCGCTCGCGGCGTCCGACCCGGCCGCTGCAGTGTTTGCGGCTTTCTTCGCGCCTTGTGAGGACACGACGCCACCGATGATGGCACCGCCTGCCGCGATGACAGCGGCCCAGCTCACTGCGACACCAGCAGATCAGGTTTCACCTCGATCTCTCCCAGCGCCTCGTAGGACGGCGCGATGAGCTCGGCTTCGAGCTTTTCCAAGTCGGTTTCGGTAGTCGGATGCACGGTGAACCAAACAGTGTCTTCGTGCGCATAGCCCGCGCGCTTGATGCCCGCGCTTGACTGGATTACGCACGGAGCGACGAGGCGCTTCACTCCGTGCTCGGTAAGCACCGAGATATCGCCCTTCGCGAGGACGTTCAGATGCGCGGTGCGGTGGATCTTGCCCGTCAGCACGGCTCCCTTCGGAATGCGCAGCTCGCGCATGTACACACCAGGTGCAAAGTGGTGATGTACATCCTCGGGAAGTGCCGGGAACGTGCGCAGCATGTCCTCGAGACGCATCACCTTCTCGCGCAGTGTCGGCGCCGGGAACTGATCGAAAATGGTGAGTGCCTCAGTCAAGGGAGTACACCACGATGGAACCGTTCAGGCCCTTGGTGCCCGATGTCGCGAACGAACCCGCGTTGAGGTCCTTGTAAAGCGTGATGCCGGTGTCGCTGCCAATCTGCACGAGCCCGACGGCCGTCACACCACTGTCGATGATTCGCGCAAGGCAGTACTGGTCATGCTCCGGCGTGATCTCATCAGGCAATCCAGTCATCACCGCGGTGATGCTGTCGGACGTGGCCGAAAGCCCTGGCAGTGTCAGGCAAACGATGCCAGCACTCATGGTGTAGCGAGCCGTTCCACTCGGCACCGTCGTGCAGCCCAAGAGCGTCGTATCGAACTCGCGCGCGGCGAACAGCCGCGACAGGTATCGGGTCCACTCGCGCAGGTCGTTCGGGATCGCTGGGAAGATTCGGCTGATGCTCATGCCGCGAGCCTCCCGCCGCGCCCGGTCCACTGTGTGTCACGAATCGCGACCTGTACCGGGTCCGTTACAGCCGCACGAAACACACGCGGTTTGCGTGAGCTGCCGAGTCGCGCCCACCCAATCTGGTGCTGATAGTCACCGATGGCGCCAATCGTCTTGTTCGGCATCGAGAGCCACGTTTTGCCGCCATCGTCCGAGTAGTCGAGCATCATCTCGGGCGCCGAGCCCTGCCCGGTCGTGAGACCCACGCCGGACTCGGCCACGATATCCAAGCGATCGTGGAAGGACGGATTGCGGCTGTCGGGCAGGACCGGCTGGTAGGTCCACTCCATGCGCTGGATCGAGCCCCACTCGTCATAGCACGCAGAGGACAGGTAGCCGATACGGTTGGAGGTAGCGTCACCGACGAGTTCGAGACCGAACGCCTGCGTGTGATCGCGCCCGGCGATCCAGTAGTCGTAGCCGTAGCTCTGACGCTCGTGCCACTCCTGTGTGGTGGCGTCGTAGACGTAGGTGCCTTCCGGGAAGCTGAAGACGCCGAACAGGTGTCCGTCCTGCGTGTAGCTGTAGCCGCGGCCAGACGCCATCGTGACGGTCGTCAGGAACTGCTCGACCGCATGCGTAGAGATGCGTACGGCAGTCGTGCCCTGAAGTTTGCGAATGGTGTAGTCATCCGCCGGCCAGCACACGGACTGATCGAGCTTGAACGCCATGGCGGCATTGAGACAGCCGATCTCGACGAACCCATTCGCAGCTCGCTGGAACGGAAAGCCGCTGCTCCCCACGTTCTCCCAGATTTCCAATGTCTTCGCGCCCAGCAGGATTGCCTGCCGGTGATCGACCTTCATGCCCAGGAGATTGTCGGGCGCCCCTTCTGCGCTTGCGAAGTTGAGGGCATCGAAGGATGTTGCGGAGCCGAGGTCCGAGCCGAAGAACACATCGGAGTCCGGCTCCGTGAAGAGCAGGAAGTTGTCCAGGAACTCGACGCTATTGGCGCCGAGCGCAGTGAAATCCGCATCGGTGATCTGGCCGAACATCGTTCCATCGTAGTAGTAGGCGTTGGGCTCGTTCACGATCACGATGGAGGTCGTGTTCGCGTCGATGTCGATGTTGCCCGGGACACCGATATCCCCGAGCAGCGTGGCGGTCTTCGCTGAATCGACCTTGTAGAGCTTCGTTCCCGAGATCACGAACAGATAGCCGAGCGCGAAGAAGAGGCCCGCGATGGGGCCTGTTCCTACGGTTGTCCACGGCACGATGCCCGGCGCCCGCAGGAGCATCGCGGGAGTCTTCGCGTCCGGCGGCAAGGCTTCCGGATAGCAGTTGACGAGCCGCGACGTGGAAGCCTGCGTCGCGCGCGTCCGGTAGCTGCTGATGGGGAGGCTGAGCTGGCTCATCCGTTCGTGATGTCCCAGAGCCGTCCGTCACCCGTCGCCGCGGGGCGGTTCGCCATCTTTCCGACCGGCAGGCGCGCATTCATGGTGGTGCGCAGGATCGTGTCGTAGGCGCTCGCAGCAGTGGCGCCGAGTTCCTGGCTCACGGTTGAGCCGTAATTGCTCGCACAGCTGATCGCAAGGGCGAGCGTGACGCCGCTCTCCGCGTAGTCCGGAATCGGGCAGGTGTCAGAGGCCAGCGTCTGCGGGTAGTAGCCGATCTCGATGCCGTCCTCGAGCCACTTCGCCATCATCTGGTTGAGCTTGCGCAGGGCGTGCGCGAACTGCTCGGCGCTCGGCGTCTGGATCTCGCTGATGACGGTGAGTTCACGCAGCGCGTCGGCAATGAGATCGGCGTTCGTCATTTGAGCGCCTTCAGGATCACCGCGAGCTGATGCTCGGACTCGAGGAAGTTGCAGATCTGGAAGTTCGTCGTACCGAGTAGCGGCCGGTAGTCCGCCTTACCCGAGTTTTCGTTCGAAAAGTCGTAGTAGCGCGGATCGAGGAAGGCGAAGAGATCCTTTGGCATGCAGCGCACGTGATCAGGAACGCCCCAGGCCAACGGGCTGTCCCACATCGGCACCGTCAGGCAGAAGTATCCACCCGGCTTCAGGATGCGATAGAACTCGGCGAACTGACCGAAGAAGAACTTCGCATCGCCCTGCCGCCCGCAGTGCTCGAGCACTTCATAGGCGTGGATCTCGTCGTAGCTCTCATCCTCGAAGGGATAGGGCATGACGTTGAGATCGTGCACGACGTCCGCGCCAACATTCGGATCGATGTCGAGTGTCGTGAGGTTGGTGAACACCTGCGGCACACCGGTCCACTTGATGCGCTTGACGCGCGAGTGACCGAGGCCGAGGAGCAGTTCGCGGTATTCGACAGGTTGAAGCTGCGCGTTCATGCGGCCACGCTCATATCGCCCGCGGACTCCGCGCTCTTCTTCAGCAGCCACTCGTGGAAATTGCCCTTGAAGCGCGCGCCGTGGATGAAGTTGAAGTCCGGCCAGACCGAGATCGGTTCGCCGAAGATGCGCATGTAGTCATCGCAGAAGGCGAAGTCCTCGCCCACCATGCGCTCGGAGCCGTCGGAATTGGCTTCGAACTTCTCGTAGAAAAGCTTGGGGCACTCCGGGTCATTCCCGACCATGAGCGTCGGGCGTTCTTCCACCATGCGCTCGATCACATCCCGGCGAATGCACAGGAAGCCCGTGGCTACTCGATCGGCCATGACCCAGCCGTCCTTCGTCTGGACATTTCCCTCCGCATCCGGGACGTACCGGATCGGATATTCCTCGGGGTCCTGGCGCTTGCGATAGGCGCCCGCGCAGATGGGCTTGTTCGCCTTGGCGAGCTCGATAAACGCGCGCGGCTCCCAGCGCAGATCCGCATCGATGAAGAACAGGTGCGTCGAGTCCGATTCGAGAAACATGCGCACGAAGTGATTGCGCGCGATGTCGATGAAGGCGCCGTTGCCCATGACGGAGGCCATGATGAAGACGCCATTGACCGGCGCTACGAGGCAGGACTCCGCGAGTGACATCGCGTAGTCCGTGAGCACCCGACCGTCGTAGGCCGGCGTTGCCACGAACACACGGATGTCGAACAGGTGGCCCTCTTTGGGCGGCTTGGGATGTTCGCGCTTTTTGAAGGCCATTCAGTCTCCGCAAAGAAGTGGGGCTCCCGAAGGAGCCCCGAGGGTGGGTTTAGGTGAGCTTGTTGATGTGGCGTGCGGCGAAGCCATCGGAGGCGTAGAGCCCCGCGAAGCCCCACAACACGTCGATGCGACACGGGAAGCGGTCGTTCGTGATGTCCCACTGGCGACCGATACGCATGGAAATTCCGTCCATGCTGTCTCGCGCGCCCCAGGAGCCGTACTTCGAGACGTCCTCGAGGTCGGCCGTCACGAACGCGAACGCGTCCTGGTGGAAGAACAGCGACTGACCAACCTGCGTGCTTGCCGCGCCCCAGTTCGTCACGGTGAGACCCGAGGTGTCAGAGCCCGTGAGCGTGCAGTTCTGGTAGGCGTTGCCCGAGCCCGTCATAACGCCCGGCTTCACGGTCACCGTGTACGTATTGGCGGCGGTCGTGAGCGTCACGTCCGACTGAACGACGAACGTCTTCAGGCGCCCGTAACTCGTCTTGGTCTCCGGGTGGATGTCGACATAGCCATCGGCGAGCGTGCCGAACGTCACGATGTCGCCGGCCTTCAGCGTCGTTGCAGAGGTCGCACCGGTCACCGAAATGTCGGTCTGCGATACCCACGCGTTGGAGGTCGTGACCGTCGCGTTGGTATTGCCGGTCGTGAGCGGTGAGCCCGCGAGGGAGCCGATGGTGTGGGTCGGGATCAGCGTGTTCTCGTACACGTCGAACCCGCCCGTGCGGCCCATCTTGCCTTCCTTGTAGGCCTGCTTGATGTCTTCCGAGCTCTGGAACAGGCCCTTCACCGCATCGGCGAAGTTCACCCGCGAACGCGGCGTGAGACAGGCGTTGCGCATGTCATCGACCGGCGCGAGCGACTCTGTCATCCACTGGCCGTTCTGCTGGAACTGCAGATAGGTCATGTCAGTCGATGTCGTGCCGGTGAAATTCGGCACCAGCTTGTAGGCGGCAGTCAGGGCATCGCCCTCGAGCACCGCAGCGAGCTGGCTCATCGCGGGGTTGATGATGCGGCGGCTGAAGTCATCGAGGGACAGCGTCAGTTCCACGCTCGTAAACGAGACGTCGACACCGTACTGGCTTGCCTGAACGAGCGGCGTGGAGCGTTCCACGTGGTCGTTGTAGGAGGCCGTGGCGGTCTTGCGCACGTTGTACTTGCTCGGCATGCGAACGTTCAGCGTCGTACCGATCTTGGCGCCGGACTGCGCAAAGCGATCGTCGTACTGCTTGTTGCAGTTGCTGAGGAAGTTCAGCTTCTGATGGAGAACGCGAAGCGCCTCGCGCGTGATCTGCGTGGGCGTGAGAATCGTGTTAGCGATGGCTGCAAAGCTCCTGTGTCGGGAGCCGCAGAAGTTCTATCTGCGGCCCAGCTGTTTTTCCCGACGCCTGAGCCATTCCTCGGTGGAGAGCTTGTCGCTTTCCGGTGTTCCAGGAACGATGGGCGATGACCCATTGTTGCCGGCGAGTTTTGGAGCGGGCGGCGGGGCGTCGCTGATCACAGGAGGCTTTGGTTTCTCGGCGAGCTTCGCTTCGATCCGTCCGAGTTCACGCGCCTGTTGCAAGGGCGGGAGCCGGGCAATCTTCGCGGCAACCTGCGGGTTCTTCCCAAGGTGATAGGCAAGTTCGGCACTCTGGTCGCTGTCCATCACGATCTCAGCCATCGAATCGCTGATCGGTGCGTAATGGGCCACTTCGAAGTAGTCCGGGACCTTCTTTGCGAACTCCGCTTCGCGCTCACGGTGCGCCGTGACGGTGTGAATCCGCTGGTCTTCGGTCTGCTTGCGCGTGAGGACGCTTTCAGCGGCTTTTACCGCCCGGGCTTCCGCCTGCTCAAACAGGTAGTCCTGGTACTTGTCTTCGTCGTAACCAAAATCCGCGAGCTTCTTGCCTGCTTGCGTCGGTTCCTGAGGCTTGGGCGTCTGCGGTTCCGGCGGTCGCTGCGCGTTGAGCGCCTGCTGCCGCCAGTACTCCGCATCGCGTTGGGCTTCGTACCTCTTGCGAGTCAGCTCATCAATGCGCTTCTGGACAGGGTCCAG